GATATCAGTCTTTGTATTATTCTTAGGGTTAATGATTTCACCATTAGTAGATTTGTATAAACCTAGTACATGAATCTTGGATCCATTACTATGAGCCATATCATTATACACATTATCTTTGTCTGTAGAAGATGCTTTGACTATATGGATACTAGTTGGCATCTTACGATCACAGAATCCAGATAATGTATAGATAGTATTGTCTTCATCAGCATTAGCTGTACCATGACCCATATAATCATGAGTAATAGTTGTAGTGATATCTTGTGTTATAGCACTACCATAAGTCATGCTTTCAGTACCAGCTAAGTTCTTAGCATAGTTAAATACCAGTTTAGTATTAGCAGTTGGTTCTTTAGCATGAGCTGCACTAGCTACAAATGCCGCTACCATGAAATTATCATGTTTAACGTATTCAGTATACTCTACGGTTATATTATTAGTATCATTAGCATAAGTCATTGCTTCGATGACGTCATTAATAGTTAAGTATTTACGATCAGCATCTACTAATGGAACTATACGTCTAATACCATTATTACGTACATCATCAAATACAATAGCAGCTATCTTCTTTCTAGCACTTTCATCAATATTATTTAAAGAATCATTACTGAAAGAGATAGTATATGTACTATTAGGGTTAACTATATTATCGTCTTGTGACATATATGGTTTAAGATAGATATACTGATAGATAGATGGATAGTCTATCATAGTATTTCTATATAACCACATACTTCGTTTTACTGATGGATCCACAGGACCATCACCTGATGACGGAAAGTCAGATGCGTATAATATGATTTTATTACCTTTAAACTGCCCCACTACAGTTTGGCCAGCCACAATTTCCCCAGCATCTAAGTATCTTAATACAGAATCCTTATATGCTACATACATAGGATAATCATGATTATTGATAGCAGCAGTATCACCACCGCTGCTATCAGTATTAAAAGTAATTTTAATATAATCATCAAAACGCAACTTACAATTCCCTTCTTTGAAAGTTATTGTATGTCTTGCCATATTAGCCTGCCTGTAAAGTGATAAGTTTTTCTTGAATCAAATATTTTATCATTTGTGCATAAGTTTCATCATAAGCAAATTCTATAAGATATTGGTCTATATTTGGATTTTTATATACGAAGAATCCAGTTACATTTCTTAAGAATTTACCTATAGCATTATCCATATTAAATAAATCTACTAGTTTTAAATAATCTTTATTTATACCGGTAGCACTTTTAAAATAAGAGGTATTAATATTAGTTAGTACATCGGTTAAAGATATATAATCAGAAGCAGTACTAGATGGTTTTACTTTATTTAATGGAGAAAATTTAACAAATACCGTTTCTTTATTTAAAACATCTGCTGGTATTTTATCATAATATGTAATATTACAACCAATGCCAATATTACTGCCCAAATAGTACAGGCCACCTACACTAGTATATGATGTAATATACCCATCCAATCTACTAGCATTTTGTATAATAGGCTGCCCATCGACATATACTTTATTAGTAGACTTGTGTTCTATTTCATCAACGATCATAATTTTATTACTATAACCACTTCTTAGTGTATATGGCTTTAATGTTAAAAACTCTCTATTATTAAACCCAGCATTCAAATCTTGTAAAGTTATAATATTAAAGTTTTTATCCATTAATATTGCATTATTTACAACTGCGGCTATACTAATAGTAGTATCTGCATTATACACATTATTATTAGATAGCTCATTGTTAATCGCTGTAGTTATTTTAAAGTCGTTATCACCTTTATTAAATAACTTCATTTGCTTAGTGAAATCATTTCTAATATATATACCATTTCGTGATATACTAAATTGTATATTATCGTACCCTCTAAGTATAAAACCACGGTTATTTTTATAAACTCTATTTGAATAAGATGAATCACGGTATAATATTGTAGGATACAAACTATTTTCATAAGTTAAGTTGTCTCCACCGGAGTATTCAATAAATGGACTATCTGGGATATCAATATAGTTACCATCATGAACAGTTTCATCACCAGGATTTACTGTAGCATTACCATCATGAATACGTGGATGACTATTAACAGTAAACCGTAGCTTAAACTGTTTATTAGTCTTATCGAAGATGAATGGCATGATATCACCAGCAGTAATAGCATCTACGATTTGTTCACCATTCTTATCACAGATATTGTATACAGTTTGACCAAACTCTGTATAAGAATCACCAATAGCACCATCAATGAATCTAATATTCAAAGATTCACCATGTTTTAGATCATTAAGAGAATCCATATCCCCTGGTGGGATTAAACGTAATTTCTTAAGATCTGTAGTGCTATCATGAACAGCACTGAAGATTCTACTAGAGAACTCAGGATTTACATCTGGAGCATCTGGTGCTGTATCATTAGCATTCAAGTTATAAGAGTTAGCACCACGAGTACGTACAATACGTCTAGATACTAATTCTAATACTTGACCAGTTTCCATTGTAAAATCAATAAGATGAATAGCTTTAGCATTTTCATCAATACGATAGTTTACATCTTTAACTAGTTTAAGCCCTTCGAGATATACTTCCATATAGTCTACACCAGGAAGATAAGATGCATCACTAAAAGAGATTACACTGATATTATCAGTTGGTGCAGTATAGACTTTATTGTAAGTATCCATACGGTAAGGCATACCATTAGTGATATAGAAACGATTATGAACTGCATCATATTGCAAGAACAATTCATCGTTTTGAGTAATATCACCAGCTTCGAGCTTACTTGCTACGGATTTGTATACTGGGATAGTACGATCATTGACCACTAAATCACCATTAGCTGGCATATTAGCACGGAAACGTACAGCAATAATATTACCATCAGCTAAAGTGTAGCCTTCAGGGACTTCGAGAGATAATGCCGAAGTAGTTGTAGCAATAGGTTTAGCAATAGCACGAGAGATAATATTTTTTTCATCACATAATGCAACTAGTAAATCAAATAATGTTTTAACTGATGCACTTGTTGCTACAGAGCTAGAGCTATTTAAGAATGGTGAATCACTTACATTAGCCATTCTATCAGTTGGAATAGAACCACGGTTAATAAGAGACCCATCAATATTATTAATCATACCAGCTACAGCAGGTGCTTTGGTATTGTAAATGAATGTATAGTTGATAGAACGATTCATTTCAACTGGTTCATTAAATACAATATCATTACCATCAATACTATAACGGTTAGGGTAAATATAGTTAGTACCAATATGAACTAAGAATGCATTAGGCATATCAAAGTAGTTATCAAATGGTACTGGAATAGGGAAACGTTTCTTAGTTTCAGTAACTAAGTGCGTACGGAAAGATGTAGCAATTACACCCATTTGTTTTAACTTAGCTTCAACAGTCTCACCAGATTCTAGGTAAGTATTATTAGCTGTAGTCAATGGTGCAATACGTTTACCATCTTTCATGATAGTTGCTTTAGTAATATCTGTAATAGGACCTACATATTTACTAGCTTCTTTTACAGATAAGAGTTGTTGCCAACCATCATTTGCATCATACGCATAGAATGTACGAGCATCACGTACACAATAGATACGTGCTTCAAGAACTGTATTATTATTTACAATCTGAGTACGTTCATTATCATTATTAAGCATAAGAATGAAGTCTGTCAATAGACGCATATCATCAGAAGCATCATAGAAGACTTCTCTAGTATCAGTACAGTAAATAACTGTACCAGCAGAACGGGTAACCTCATGGAGGTTATTCCGTAGGCTTTCTGTATATTTTAAAGCTCCCATTTATATACCTCCTGGAAGTTAAACTGTGCCTTGATCAGCAATACCCATTTCATATTCATAGTTATAGAACCAGCTAATACCAGAATCATAAGACATCATTTTCAAATGAATCTTCTTATTAGTTGGTGGGATATATACATATAGATTATTATTATCTGGCTTAGTAAACTTAAGAATCTTTCTTGTAGTATTACTAGAGTTTGTAAAGTCAATAAATAAGTCAATCCATAATGTAGTATCACGAGTACCACTACGTTGAATCTTGAACTCTACATTAGAGTCTTGGCTATCAAAGCTATGAATAGTATAAGGATAAATCTTATTAGCTTCAGGGTCACCAGATGGTAAATGTACCTTTTCTGCAGGCATAGTTACGTTCTTAGCAGTAACTTTTTCACGTTCCAATGCAGATACACGTGGAGTTAAGTCTTCTGCTAACATTAAACCACTGACTTGTGTTTTAAGTATATTAACTGAGTTAGTTAATACAGAGTTTTGAGATTCTAAGTTAGTGATATTAGAAGTAAAGTTAGGTACAGCTTCTAGTGTAGCAATACGTGTATCATAATCAGCTTTAAACTTAGCAATGTTTAAGCCCTCTAATGTATTCAATCTACCAGAGATAGCAGATACTTCAGATGTAGTACGATTAGTATTACCTTCGATAGCTGATAGTTTAGATTCTGTATTACTTTTTAAAGTTTCAAAAGATGAACTAATAGTATTGACTTTATTAGTTAACTCAGTAACCTTAGGTTCTAAATCAGGTTTAGCTAATAAAGTCTGTACTTTAACTTGAAGATCAGTAATCTTAGTAAAAGCAGCAGACTGTGCTTCAATAGCAGTAATACGTCTATCTAAAGCAGTAAACTTAGGTTCAGTATCTTCTTTGGACTCTAATGTAGTCAATCTATTATTCATAGCTTGTGTATCAGATTTAAGTCCAGAGATATCCGTTTTAATAGGATCAATCTCTGCTGTTTTAAGAATCTTAGTATCCAATACATCTAAACGATTACGATTAGAATCAGATAAAGTTTTGATTGCTGGTAAGTCCGCATATAAATCAGCAGTAACTTGGATATCAGCAATTTGTTTACGAAGACGTTTAAACTCTTCAGCATCAGGTGGAGCCAATGTTTCTAGTCTAGTAACACGTCTAACTACATCTTCATCAATACGTGGTACCCATTTGATTACGTTATTATCTTTAACTGGGTAAGTATTATTACCAGCAACCTTAAAGTTAGAGATGCCTACTTCAGTATCTTGTACTGTAATAGAACGGTTATCAAATCTTAATGTCGGAGAAAGATAATGTGCTTCATCATTCTCTTTTAGTGTAATATTATTCTTATAGATTCTATTGATAGCTTTAGTAAGATTAATCTCACCAACACCTTCAATATTAACGATGAAGTTATCAGCAATAGAACCAGAGCTAGTAAATTCATTGATAATATTAGCAGTAATATCTATAATAACTGATTTATCTTCAGCAGATACTACATAGAGCTTACCTTTTTTATAGTCAACCAAAAGCTCTTTCTTATGAGCTATAAACCTAGAGTCATAATCTAAGGCTATAACGGGTGCTCTACCACTGTTGTATCTAGTAGTATTAGGCATATAGTAACCTCCTTTTAAAAGTCGTCAAATTATATAAATGTTAAAGTACACCAAAAATTGAGGTAGGAGCTTAAAGACCCCTACCTCGGTATTTTTAGTATTTAAGTTCCCACCAATTGTTTTCTTTATAAACTTTAGCTTCGGAACTATCATGAGTAAATGTAGTTTGTACTTCTTCAATATTAGTATATTCATCAGCAGAAGCTTCTGGCTTACTACCAATGAATGTAGGACTATTAAAGGAGTTTAATTTATCTTCTTCACTTACAGGGGTAAGCTGTCTATTACGTAAATCATCTAAAACTAATTCATCATTAGTAGCATAGTCTAAGTCAGGATGTGTCATAACTTCACGACTAGCATTAAATGTATCCATAATATACAAGTTAGATTCTCTAGCAGGTACTAAGTTATCATAAGTGATACTTAATGCACCATTAGACGTTGCACCTTTACCAACAACAACCATGAATCTTTCACCAGGCTCTACACGCATATCCAAGTAGTTAGATACACCTTCGACACCACGAGATACAGATATAACTACACCTTCGTTTGTTAAACGTGTGAATGCTTTAGCATATTCATCATTGTTCATATTAGTTGGTGAGTAGTTAGCTAATGTATCTTGGTCAAATGTATTATATGGTGCTTCAGTGTAAGTACTCTTACCAAATCTAGTAAAGTCAGATTGCTTATCTAATTCAATACCAGCACTTACAGTATTCTTAGATGCAGTACCATAACGTGCAGTAGAAGCATTATAGTATCTATAGATATCAATACGTTCTACTGTAGCACTATCAGGCAATTCAGGTACACTAAATTTATTAATACCATAACCTACAATTTGGATAGCTGCCATCTTAGATACATGGGTAACACTATCATTTAATGCAGGAATACCTTCAAAGCCACTACATAATGCAACCGTCATATTAGTTACACCTTCTGGTACTTCAAAGATAGACTCACCTTCGTCCCATGTAAATACATTATCATAGGAGATAGTCTTATCTTCACCAGCAGGGATTTCTTCATACATATTCGTATCAGTATTAAGACGTTTAGGGAACCAACCAGCATTAGCAAACGATTTATAGTCTACTATATACTTAGGACGTTTACCATCATTCTTATTGAACCCAATGCATACAAAACCACCCTTAGGTGCTGTAACTTTGTATTTAATCTTAGGCATAGTCTTAATAGTTTGAATTACTAAGTTACCAGCTAAGATATTAGGGTCAGCAGAAATACCATATGTACCCTCTTTAGGATTTAGACTAACAGCCCATCCCTTTTGAGCTACACCATTATTAGATCTAGGTTGACTAATAGAGAAGATACATTTAATCAACTTATTAAAGTCATCAGCTTTTTCTTGAGGAATCAAGTAAGAAGCTTCACCTACTTTAGCATTAGATAATGGATTTGTAGTTCTATTACTGAATACATCTACTTTACTAGAACCAGAGATAGATTGGATACTCAACTTAGTAATACCCTCAGGTACTGTAAAGCTATAGCTACCTGGTGCAGTAAATCTATGAGTAATTTCTTTAACTTCATTGATTTGTTTATTCTTCAAGGTAGATGTATCATATGTATAGATGAATGGTAATCCTTTGTTTACACCACTAGCAATGTAGTGTTCACGAATGATATGGTTAACTATAGCTTCTTGACTGATATTAGGAACTTTATGTCCTTCGATATCAGAAACTTTAGTATAGATATCCCACATCTTATCTACATCTTCTAAGTCTACAGAGTTAATGATAGTATCATAATCAGATCTAATATTCTTATAAGGTTCTAAGTCAGCTATTCTTGGTGTATAATCCATAATAACCGCATTGAATCTTGTTTGAGGATCTTCTGTAAGTCTAATAATATTATTAGCAGGAGTTACAATAGTATCAGCAACTACTTTCTTACCATTTACATATAAGAAGAATAGTTTAGAATTCATATTGTGTTTAATCTTCTTCTTATCTAGATAGATATATCCATATTCTGTAAGCTTAGGATGTTGAACTTCTTCTGAAGTATAAGACTTATTAGTATTATTAGCTACGTATAAGTACATGAATACTACATTCTTATCCTTAGGGAGAGCATCATCAAAATCAACTAAGGATAATCTATTACGTTTCTCATCAATAGTATATCTAGATGGATCTAGGTATACATTATCGACAAATACTAAGCACTTATTCCCTTGCTCGAAGTAGTTATCGAATGGTAATACGATATCAAAGTCCATTTGGTTTTCCATAGTAGACTTAGTAATACCGATATCCTTTTCAACTACAGCATATTTGGAATCAATCAATGTAAATAAGACTTCTCTACCAGCTACGGTTTTGATATTATCATTGATAAATTTGATATAACCAGTAGCATTATTGATAGTATAGTTAGAAGAGTCTATGAATGTACTACCAATAGTAACAAAGAAGTTATGATCATATAATAGAGTCTCTTCGAATGGAATCTTAATGCCTCTTTGACCATCAGTAGCAATAGTAGTAGCCTTGCTATTAAAGATACCATACTTAGAAGTGTCTACCATATCACCAATAGAACCTGTTACATCATCAATTGGTTGACAGTATACAAAGATAAAGTCAATTTCACGACCATAAGGAATCTTATCATCATCACCTAAGAATCGTAAATCATCACCATCGATTACATAACGACGTTTATCTACAAGAGTATCACCAATAACTAAGAAGAACTTATTGTCTCGTTTATTATAGTCATGGAATACTTCAGGTAACTTGAAGACTTGTTGATCATCTTTAGTTGCTCTAATAGTGATAGTATGGTTCTTCACACTAACCTTATTACCAACCATAAAGTTGAATACCAATTCTTGTCCAATATCTAAACCATACGGTGAAGTTAATGTCATAGTATTAGTATCAGGGTCTACGATATAATCATCAGTATCTAAGAAGATACCATTACGAATAACGAAGAACTCATTACCATCTTTAAAGTAATCACCATAAGGTACTGGTACAGTAAACTTAGTTTGATTTTCAATATTAGCAGTTACACGTACAGCACTAGCATCTAGAGTATACTTGTTTGTAGGGTATACGAATACAAATACCATAGCAGTATTAGGGTCTAGATGTAAGTCATTATTACGGAATCTAATAGTACGACCACCATCTTCAATAGTGTATCGAGATGGGTTTACATACAAGCCTCTATAGGATACGAAGAAGAAACCATTATAACCCTCATATGGATAAGGGATATCATAATAGATATCATCTACAGATTCAGCATAAGTGAATCTAGCATCTACAGTTAAGATGTCTTCTTCTTTAACACCACCAAATGTATCTACATCTAATGATTTATTAAAGATAAATACGAATGTCAATTCACGACCTAATGGTAAATAATCACTAGGGTCTTTCATGATAATCTTATCACCAATTACATCGTATCTAGATTGCTCTAAGATTACACTACCACGCATTACAAAGAAACTATTCTTATCGTTCAAGAAGCTCTTTGTAGGGAATGGAATACTAAAGATAGGTTGATTATCAATAGTTGCTTTAACATGAGTAACTTGTGCTGTATTGTTTGTACCAATATCCACATAGTTCAAAGCATCTGGAATATAGAAGATTTCCACTCTATCACCAGGGTCTGCCATAATACGAGTATGGATTACTGGTCTAACTACAGAGTTATCTGGTTCTTCGAATAAGAAACGATACATGTCTTTAGATAGCATACGTCCATTATGGAATACCAAATATCTATCTGGGTCTTTACAAGCTACAAAGTCCTTAGTTAGATAGAACGTACAACGTTTAAAGTTCACTGGTGGATAGTATGCATATCTGAATTGACGTTTAGATGCCATATAGATATCTTTACCATACCAGTTAGCATCAGTAAAGCTAATAGTCTTAGCTTCTTTATCGATAGTAAATGGTGCATCGAATAAAGAATTTTTAGTAAACTCAAGACAGTCATAGTAGATATGGTTGTCTGTATAGTTAGCAAATACAATTAAGTCTTCATATGGAATAGTAGTATTCTCAATAGTGTCAGTATTAGGTACTTGAACCTTGAGGAAGTTATTATTGACTCTAGAGAATCTTACAATCTCAAAAGTATCATACTCTTGAATATCATCATACTCTTCTTGAGTTAATTGTAATTGGAATTCACTACCGATATATTTGATGCGGTTATATAAATCCCATAACTCACCATTACGATGAATCATAACGAATGTTTCTGTACGGTCATGTAGACCACGTGGCATTCTAAAGATTAAATCAGAACCAATATAAGATTTGAATTGCTCACCAGTATAAGAATCACTATAGATATTAGATAGCTTTTCATATAGCTCATCAAAGAATGCACCATTATATCTAGAGATGTATCTAATACCATGCAAGAAGTTATCACTATATTCAGTATCATTACGATATTCGTAATCGAAGTCTTTCTGCATTGTATGTAAGTCTAACCCTTTGATGGTATTATCTACTAAAGCAGATTTCATAATATCATCATTAGGCGGTCTAACTATATTAGATTGATTATCATTAACTACTGCTCTATAGAAGTACTTCATAACCAAGTCTTTATCTATAGGATTGCCATCATTAATCGATACCAAGTTAAGATTCTTGACATCAGGCTTAATTGTAGGGTTTAGTTTACTTTCAGTAAAACAGATAAAGTTCTTATCGGTAGACTTATGACGTTTATCTACTAAGATATCTAAGTTATCAATAGTAGCACCAGCTAAGTTAGACCATTGTTTAGTTATAAGATTAATACGTTCAGTATTAGTGGATACTACAATAGCACCATAGTCTAACGCTAAACCATTATCGCCAAATCTGAAGATAACTGTTTCTTTGTAAGGAATATTACGTTTTTCAGAGTAGCTTACATTGAATGGGATATTGATGATTTGTACGTCATCAATATGAATAGGGTCAATACCCACTTTATTATTTATATAGAGATATGTATATCGTTGATCTCTAACTAGTGTAATATCGGACCATTTGATAAATAAGCCATTGACAAATACTAAAGATGGATTAACCAATCTTTCATCAACGGCATCTTTAAAGTTCTTTATATATACTAGTTTCTTTTTGGATGGTCTATCTGTAATAAATCTTAGACCGTTGACTTTAAGTACGTATTTGTCTTTACCAAATACGTATCTATGACGGCCTTCTTCGAGATAGTACTGAGATACAGACCAAGAGATATCTAATAACTCAGGAATCATACCAGCTTGAATAGATTCAATATTCTTTACAGTATAATTCCTGAGTAAATCTACATGCTCTACAATATTAATCTCATTGTGATTATGTCGCATGTATTATCCTCCGATTAGATTACTTTTTTCAAAATATCATTACAGTATGCTACCATTGCATTACCAGCTACTTTTTCGATAGTGGATTGGTTATTTAAGAAGCAACATAAATTATCTTTTAAAGTTAGGATTATTAATTCGTGTAAGTAGAGGAGTTTATAAAATACAGGACGCTGTAGAGGATGAATTTTTAAATGCTCAAACAAAATATGAAAAAGGCATTTTTTGTTTAGAAACTGCGTTATATTTATACGATATGATTGATGAAAAACCGAATAAAATACAGATGACATTTCCAAAGACATATAACTATACTAATCCAAAAAAAGATAGAATTATATGCAATAATTCGGTAGAGCCACAATATAGTCTGGGTATAGAAAATGTTATTTCGCCAAGAGGCAATATTGTACGAGCTTATACGCTATCATCTACGCCAGGAATGAGCCGTTTTGTTACTTTAACCGTTCGTCGTATTAAAAACGGGGTAGGTTCTAATTGGATTACGTCCGAAATTAAAGAAGGTGAT